ATCAAGAAAGCTATTGTTGATATGAGAGGTTCGAGTTATAATGTTCCTTTTAGTATGTTGGAATTAGCATAAAAAAGTGAAAAAAAGGCTTGACTTATATACTATTTATGTTGTATATTTAGGTATAAGAAATGGAAGTTAAATAATGAATTTGAAAATAGGTTAAACTGCCCGACTCATTAGATTGAGATAAGATTGAAAAGTGTCTAAGGGCGTAAAGACACATAAGAATTGTGGGTTTGACGATGACTACTTATTTGGAATCGTTGGTGGTTTTTAGAGTTTCTACCAATTTGAAACTCTGGCCACAAGTTTTTTGAAAAAAATAAAAATAAAATGTATTTTGAGGTTTTATATACATATATATTATTGTATCAAGTTTGATACAAAAGTTTTTTGACAATTTGGGATTTTGAAAAGTACAGGGAGTAATTAACTCTGTATGGAATTGACCGAATAATGGGTAGACTTTAGAAGCCCATAAGGTAATCCAAGATGAGTTCGTGGTGAACCTACAAGGCCGAATGGTTAAGTAGTTGAGGCATCAATCATCTAATGTACTTTCTGAACACATAAAGAAGCAATTCTTTAGACCTTGTTGTAGGTAAGGGTAAGACTGAAATCCTACTTTCATGGCTGAATCAATCTAAACTCAGAGAGATAAGGCAATAACACAGAGGTTGTACTCACTTCGATAGTCTTAACCAGACAGAGAAGAATCATCATAACTGATGGGTGTTAGGTACAAGGGCAATAAAATCTGAGCAGAAAGTTGTAGGTATGCAAATCCTACATTCCCTAAAATTTCCAAAATTTAAAAAAAAGGTTCTCACCGATTTTTAGTTTCCACTTATGATAGACTTAAAAACGAAATGAACCTTTTTTTTTTGATCTAATTAAAATAGATCACATTTTAAGCTATTGATATGATACTTATTATTGTATCAAGGTTACACTTGATTAACAAATGAAAAATAATAAATAATACATAAGGAGTTAAACAATGGACTTAAATGCAATTAAAAAACGCTTAAATCAGTTACAAACCACAAACACTCGAACTTCCAGTCTTTGGAAACCACAACCAGGAAAAACACAAATTAGAATCGTACCTTACGCTTTTAATAAAGATAATCCTTTTATCGAGTTATTCTTTCACTACAATTTGAACAACCGTTCTTATCTTTCACCAATTTCTTTTGGTAGACCAGACCCTATTGAAGAGTTTGCTCAAAAACTAAGAGGAAGTGGTAGTAAAGAAGACTATCAACTTTCTCGAAAGTTGGAAGCTAAAATGAGAACTTTTGCTCCAGTAATAGTTAGAGGTGAGGAAAAACAAGGTGTGAAGTTTTGGGGTTTTGGTAAAACGGTTTATCAAGAGTTGCTTTCCATTATTGCTGACCCAGATTATGGTGATATCACAGACTCAGTAAATGGTCGTGATGTCGTGGTAGAATTCCTATCAGCTGAAGAAACAGGTGCAAGTTTCCCTAAAACAAATATTAGGGTTAAACCAAATCAAACACCTATTTCTGATGATCCAGCAGTCTTAGAGGTCGTAAAGAAACAACAGGACATTACAGAAATCTATCAAGAATTGTCATATGATGATATGACAGAGATTTTGAATGAATGGTTGAATCCAAAAGAAGATGCAAAAGAAGAGGAATCTACTACTAAAGTAGATACTGTTGTTTCATCCGAATTGGAAAAGTCTAAAGTATCTAATACATCAGATGCTTTCGATGATCTATTTAATTCATAAATAAGAACCCCGTACTTGGGTGGCAGTCTACAGATTGAAGACCAGAGTTGGCTGTTATTGTACGCCTAACCACCCAATTACATTATTGATAGGAGAAATAAATGTCATCAGTACATGATGTGTTGGCTAGAACATTAGCCGACTCACTAAATAAAAAATTCAAAGATACTAAAGTAGCATACTTTCTTGATGGTACGGATACAACACCTACCGATATCAAAGATTTTATTTCTACTGGTAGTTCCATGTTAGATTTGGCTATATCAAATAGACCAGATGGTGGAATTGCAGTTGGTAGAATTACAGAAATCAATGGATTAGAATCAAGTGGAAAATCTCTACTTGGTGCCCACATATTATCAGAAACTCAAAAGAAAGATGGAATCGCTGTCTATATAGATACAGAGACTTCAGTTTCACAAGAGTTTTTGGAAGTAATAGGTGTTGATATGAGTAAGATGTTATATTTACATTTAGAAACCGTAGAAGATATCTTTGAAGCGATTGAAGAAATCGTAACAAAAGTTCGTGAATCAGATAAAAATAGATTGGTAACAATTATGGTTGATTCACTTGCAGGAGCTACTACGAAAGTAGAGTTGGAAGCGGACTTTAATAAAGATGGTTGGGCAACAGCCAAAGCAATTATCATCTCGAAGGCTATGAGGAAGATTACCCAAATGATTGGTAGAGAGAAAATTGCTTTAATATTTACCAACCAATTAAGACAAAAACTCGGAGTAATGTTCGGAGACCCGTGGACTACAAGTGGTGGAAAAGCATTACCATTTCACGCTTCAACTCGTATTCGTTTAAAGAATATGGGGCAAATCAAAGATACAGATAAAAATGTATTGGGAATGAAGTGTAGAGCTCAGATTGTCAAGAATAGATTAGGGCCACCATTAAGACATGCCGATTATGATATGTACTTCGATAGAGGAATAGATAATTATGGTGCATGGTTAACTGTACTTAAAGAACATAAGTTAGTTAAATCAGGTGGTGCATGGTACACTCTCACAGATGCAAAAGGTAAAGAACATAAATTCTTATCTAAAGATTGGGAAGAGTTAATTACGAGTAACGATGAAATAAAAGAATATGTGTATCAAATCATTTGTGATAAGGTTATATTAAAATATCAAGAAAAACTTGGTATTGATGATGTAGAATTCACAGATGAGGTCATCGGTGATTAATCAGAAACACTTATCTATACTTGAAGAGATAAAAAAATCTGGCGGAAAGGTTGATAGTGGTGAACCAAATGACTCGGTTTTATTGATTGATGGATTAAACACTTTTATTAGAGTTTTTTCCGCTATACCGACTACTAATGAGGACGGGATCCACATTGGTGGAATAGTTGGTTTTTTAAGGTCAATTGGTTATACTATTAATATGGTAAGACCCACCCGTGTCATCATAGTATTTGATGGTAAGGGCGGGTCTAGCCGCCGTAGGAAAATATTTCCAGAGTATAAAATGGGTAGGAAAATGTCAATCCGTTTAAATAGAACTACTGGAGTTTCTCTTACTCGTGGAGATGAACACAAGATGATGATTGCTCAATTAAATAGAGTAATTGAATATCTTGAGTGTTTACCTTTAACCATTACCACTATAGAAAACATAGAAGCAGATGATGTGATTGGATATTGTGCTAAACATTTATTCAAAGATTCAAAATCTACTATAATGTCAACTGATAAAGATTTTCTACAATTAGTTGATGAAAATATCAAAGTCTATTCACCTACAAAAAAATTAATGTATGATGAAGAGAGAATCTTAAATGAATATGGAGTCAATTCTAAAAACTTTTTATTGTATAGAATATTGGATGGTGATAAATCAGATGGTATACCAGGAATAAAAGGGGCAGGATTAAAAACATTATTGAAAGTGTTTCCATTTCTTGAATCACCACATGAAATTACAATAGAAGATATATTGAAGAGTTCTCAAGTAAATAAAGACAAATATAAAGTATGTGAAATAATAAGTGATTCAGAAGAACAATTACATTTAAATAAAAAACTTATGGATTTAACAGATGGTATTATGTCTGGTAGTTCAAAGTTAAGAGTTAAGAATCAATTAGAACAACCAATCCAAAGAATTATTAAACATAAATTTCAAAAAATGTTTTTGGAAGATAAGTTATACACAGCACTACCTAATTTAAATAGTTGGATAACAACAACATTTAATAGATTAAACTTCATGGCGGAGAAATCACATGGGTAGAAAAATTAAATATAAAACAAAAAAAGAAAAACAAGAAGCCCAAAAAAGATGGCAAATGGAACATTATATACGAAATGCTGATAAGATAAAATCCAAAGCTCGTGCACGATATCGTGAAACGAAAAGAAAAGAATTTTATGATAAAAAGGTACATGATATGTATGAGAACTTGGGGTGAGTTCTGTAGACTATAATGTATTGAGTAAATTTCTTGATGAAGATAAGTTATCTTTAGATTATCATAAGGTATGTAGTAGTTTAGAGAAACTTGAAATAGAAGATGCAGTTGATATTATCTTTAAGTATTATAGAAAGAATGGATTCCCACATTACACAATTCGTGAAGAAGAGAAACACGAACAGATAAGAAAATTACAGAATTTTAAACACGAACAAATTCTTGAAGGTGATGAGATAACTCAAACTATGAATGGGTTGAGATTGGCTTGGAGTTATTTTCCACAATTTTGGGAAGTTCCTTGTGGTAATGCAAAAACCACACCAATGGAAAATTTCCACAATGATGACAAGTTGAAAGAGGTTATAAAGAAGACAATTAAATGGCATTACAATCATAGTGATAAACCACATTGGACAGGGAATAGATTCAGACAGAACATAAAGATATATGGTGGAACACAAACTGTATCTAACTTTCGTCCTACTGCTGCAAAATATATTTATGAAACTTATGGTGGAGATGGTGTAACTTGGGATATGAGTTGTGGTTGGGGTGGAAGATTGTTAGGCGCACTTTCATCTAAAAGAATTAAAAAGTATATTGGTACAGAACCTTCAACAAAAACATTTGAGGGATTGAATAAGATTAAAGATGAGTTTAGTTATCTTGGTAAGGAAGTAGAATTACATTGTCTTGGCAGTGAAGTATTTAGACCAAAGGAAAAAGTGGATTTATGTTTCACTTCACCACCATATTTTAATACTGAAAAGTATGCAGATGAACCAACTCAAAGTTATATTAAATTTCCAACAGAACAAGAATGGATAAATGGATTTTTATTTCAAACTTTACAAAATACTTTTGATTCTACGAAAGTAAATGGATACTTATTATTGAATATAGCGAACACTTCGAGTGGGAAAAATATTGAAAACGGTACTTTAGAAATAGCAGAAAAAATAGGTTATAGTCATATCAACACACTTAGATTAAATTTATCTACCATGGCCCGAGCTGGTGATGGTTCAGGTACAAAGTATGAACCTATCTTTGTATTCAAAAAGGAAAAACATATTGAGAGTAATGTTCCAAATCCATATGGAGATGATGGGTGGGCAACACCATGAGTGAATCATTAATAAAATATGGAACTTCTTTTCAAAGTAAAATACTTTCAAGTTTATTAACAGATGTTAAATTTGTAAAACAGATTATTGATATACTTGAAATAAGTTATTTCGATACAGATTCAAATAAGTTTTTAATCAAATCAATTAAAGATTATTTTGTTAAATATAAAACACAACCAACGATGGAAGCAATAAAAATAATGGTTGATGATGTAGAAAATGATGTATTAAAAGGTGCAATTGTAGATAGTTTAAGAGGGGCTTGGAGTCATAGAGAAGACCCAGATTTAGAATTTGTAAAGGAAAAAACATTAGAGTTTTGTAAGAATCAAGTTGTTAAGGGTGCGATTATGCAATCAGTTGAATTATTAGAATCTCATCGATATGATGAAATTAAAGGTATAATTGATAAAGCAATGACTGCTGGTATGGAACGAGATATCGGGCATGAGTATATAACAAGTTTTGAAGAACGAATGACAAAACAAGCACGAAATACTCAACCTACGGGTTGGGATAGTGTTAATGATTTAATGGATGGTGGACTTGCAGGTGGAGAACTTGGTGTTATAGTTGCTCCAGCTGGGATTGGTAAATCATGGACACTCCAGGCAATCGGTACACATGCTATGAAAAAAGGATTAACGGTAGTTCATTATACATTGGAGTTAAATGCGGCTTATGTTGGGTTACGATATGATTGTATTGTGAGTGGACAACCAACAGGAAATCTTCAGTACTACAAGGATGATGTACAGAGAGCAATTGACAAATTAAAGGGTAATTTGATTATCAAATATTATCCAACGAGAACGGCAAGTGTAACTACAATATTCGCACATTTACAACAATGTGAATTACAAGGAATAAAACCAGATTTGGTTATTGTGGATTATGCAGATATTATGAAATCAACATCTAACTTTACAGAAAAAAGACACCAAATTGGGCATGTATATGAAGAGTTAAGAGGTATGGCAGGTGAGTTTGATATACCGATATGGACAGCTTCACAAGCAAATCGTTCTGCATTAGATGAGGATGTGATAGATGCAAGTAAAGTATCAGAAGATTACTCTAAGGTTATGACTGCAGATTTTGTTATGAGTATGAGTAGAAAAGTAGAGGATAAAATAGCAAACACAGGTAGATTCCATGTGATTAAAAATAGATTTGGTCCAGATGGAATTACATTTCCAGCAACAATCAATACGAATACAGGTTACATACAAATCTATGAAACTAACACACAAGGTGGTAAAGAAGTACAAGGAAAGATGAATAATGCTGATGAATACCTTCGTAAGACATTAGCACAGAAGAAGAAAGACTTTGACGGAGAAGGATTTGAATAAAAAGTACACACCAAGTGTTCCTTTTTTAAAACTTCAAAGAAAAAGTTTTTTAAACTTCTAAAAAAATGTAAATATAGTGTTTAAAATATTATATATATTATAGGTATATTAGGAAGTAGAAAACAGTTGTTAACATGCAAAAATAGGAGTTGTAGTGGAAAAATTTAAGTTATCGGAAAATTTTATTAATAAGTATAAAAGAAAGAAACCTCCTTTTGGTTTTAATGGTTTAGGTGAGTTAGTTTATATGAGAACCTATTCTCGTATTAAAGAAGATGGAAAAAATGAGAGATGGTGGGAAACCGTCAAAAGAGTTGTAGAGGGAACTTATTCTATGCAAATGACATGGATAGATTCTCATCAGTTAGGTTGGAATCCTTGGCAAGCACAAAAGTCCGCACAAGATATGTATGATAGAATATTCAACATGAAATTCTTACCACCAGGTCGTGGTTTATGGGCTATGGGAACAGCAATCACAGAAGAAAAGAAATTGTATGCAGCACTAAATAACTGTGCTTTCGTGTCTACAAAAACAATTAAAGAAGATTATTCAAAACCATTTTGTTTCCTTATGGATGCAAGTATGTTAGGTGTTGGTGTGGGGTTTGATGTAAAAGGTGCTGGTGAAATAGTTGTTAAGGGTATAGATAAAGATAGGGATTCAACAATATTTCAGATTCCAGATACACGAGAAGGTTGGGTAGATTCGTTAAGGTTATTGTTAGAAAGTTATTTTCATGGTTCACAACCAGTAGAATTTGATTATACAATAATCAGACCTGAAGGTGCACCAATCAAAGGCTTTGGTGGTGTATCAAGTGGTCCAGACCCATTAGAAGAAGTCCACGAAGATATCAGAAAAGTATTAGAAACGAATAGTGGAGAACCAATTACAGTAACTACTATTGTTGATATAATGAACCTTATTGGTAAATGTGTCGTAGCAGGGAACGTAAGACGAACTGCAGAGATTGTGTTTGGTGATCCACATGATGAAGAATATTTAAATTTAAAGAATTATAAAGTTAATCCAGATAGAGATCAATTTGGTTGGACTTCAAACAATTCAGTATTTGCAGAACTTGGTATGGATTATACTGATATATGTAAGAGGATTGTGGATAATGGAGAACCTGGTTTAGCGTGGTTGGATAATATGAGACATTACTCAAGAATGAAAAATGGTGGAGATGATAAAGACCATAGAGTAATGGGTGGTAATCCTTGTTTAGAACAATCACTTGAATCATATGAGTTATGTTGTTTAGTGGAAACATTTCCAGACAATCATGATTCATTAGAGGACTATAAAAGAACATTAAAATATGCATATTTGTACGCCAAAACTGTAACACTTGGTAGAACTCATTGGAGTGATACTAACAGAGTGATGTTAAGAAATCGTAGAATTGGGTGTAGTGTTAGTGGAGTTGCACAATTCATTACTAATAATGGATTAGATACTTTACGACATTGGTTAGAAGAGGGATACGATACAATACAAGAATGGGATAAAGAATATTCTGATTGGTTTGCAGTTCCAAAGTCAATCAAGACCACAAGTGTAAAACCAAGCGGAACTGTATCATTATTAGCAGGAGCAACACCAGGATTACATTATCCAGAGTCAAGATTTTATATTAGAAGGGTTAGAATATCAAAACAATCAGAATTGATAGAACCATTAACAAAAGCAGGTTATAAAATAGAACCAGCATATGGTTCAGAAAATACAACATTAGTTGTAGAGGTGCCCGTAGATGTCGGTGAGGGTATTAGAACTGCGGCCGAATTATCCATTTGGGAACAATTCAGTTTAGCAGCTTTTCTACAACGGCATTGGGCAGACAACCAAGTAAGTTGTACAGCAACATTCAATCCTGAAACAGAAGCAGATGAACTCCCACACGTTTTAAATTATTTTCAATATAGATTAAAAGGTATATCATTATTACCAAGACATCCATTAGGAGCTTATAAACAAATGCCTTATGAAGCGATTGATGAGAAAACTTATAATAAACAATTAAAAAAATTAAAAACTCTTTCATTTGGTGTAATTAAAAATGAAGAGGCCGAAGTAGATAAATTTTGTAATAATGATTCATGTGAGATACCACCAATGAGTGGTGATAATGATGATCAAGATTATGCAAACTAAGATTTCACATACCCAAATAGGCAGTTGACGCACCTACTAAAAAATGCGTCTTAAACAAACAAACAGAGGAGATTATAAATGAGAAAAAATAATCTAATAATATCACTAATGATGATGACAGGATTGTTTGCACAATCTATTGTCGGTGTAGTCAATAGTGGTAATGAACCATTGATTGGGGCAAATGTAGCTGTCGAAGGAACTGATAGAGGTGGTGTAACAGATGAATCTGGTAAATACACTATTGATGTCGGAGCTGAAGGGACATTTACATTAACTGCTTCATTCATTGGATACTCACCTGTAACATCTGATGTTATAGTGGGTGATATAGTTGGAACACTCAACTTCAATTTAGAAGAAGATGTTTTAACTATGTCAGCACTTGAGGTTTTGGCTTCAAGAGCAGATGAAAAAACACCTGTTGCTTACACTACGGTTAGTAAAGAAGAATTGGAATTTCGTCTTGGTTCACAAGACCTTCCAATGGCTCTTAACCAGACCCCAAGTGTATATGCAACACAACAAGGTGGTGGTGCGGGAGATGCTCGCATCAACATTCGTGGTTTTAACCAACGAAACATCGCAGTAATGATAAACGGAGTTCCACAAAACGATATGGAAAACGGTTGGGTCTATTGGTCTAATTGGGATGGAGTTGCAGATGCAGCTCAATCTATTCAGATGCAGCGTGGATTAAGTGCCGTTAATTTAGCTGCCCCATCGATAGGGGGAACGATGAACATAATCACAAATCCTGCTGCCGCTTCAAAAGGTGGTAAGTTTAAACAGGAAAGTGGTGCAGGTGGTTTATTGAAAACTACTTTGAATTACAATTCAGGACTTATTAGTGATAAATTCGCTTTAAGTGGAACTGTAGTTCGTAAAACAGGTAATGGTATCATTGACAAAACATGGACAGATGCTTGGGCTTATTATTTTGGTTCAAGTTATCAAGTAAATGCTGACCATCGATTGGAATTATATGCAATCGGTGCTCCACAGCGACATGGCCAAAATCTATACAAACAGAATATCGGTGCTTATGACGCTGATTTTGCTGCAAGTGTAGATGGATATGATACTGAAGCACTCCCAACAGAGGTAGAAGGAGTTCCACAAGATGATGGTAAGTTCAAGGATGTCGGTAGGTTATTTAATCAAAACTGGTCACCAGTTGACCCATCATATAAAGGTAAACAATACTGGTATATGTATGGAGTAGGTGGACTTTTTGATAGTGGACTACAAGATAGACACGCAAGTGATTATCTAAACGAAAGAGAAAACTACTTTCACAAACCATTAGTAAATCTAAATCATTTTTGGACAATAGATGATAAGACAAGTTTAAGTTCAGTCTTTTATTGGTCTGGTGGTTCAGGTGGTGGAACAGGAACTTATGGTAAGATTCCTACATTTGATGCTGATGGTAATCTTGGCGATGATGACTATAAATTTTATTATGGTCGTGGTCCCTGGACTCGTGATTGGAATAGTCTTATAGCATATAACTCAGGTAATTCTGATACAGTATATGTAGATAAGTCAGCTCTTACACGAACACATGGCGAAGGTAATAACCAATCAGTTGGTATTCTTCGTAATAGTATCAATCGTCAAGATACTTACGGTGTAATTTCTAAACTTAATTACGATATTAGTGATGAGTTTAAAGTACAAGTAGGTATTGATTGGAGAACCGCAGGTATAGAACACGCACGAGAAGTTCGTGATTTACTCGGTGGTGATTATTACATGGATTATGCTGATAAAAACTCACCAGATGGTAAAAGAGTTGAGTTAGGTGATGAAATTGCCTATCACAATGAAACTACCGTTGATTGGTTGGGTGGATTTGTACAAGGTAATTATACAAAAGATAATTTAAATCTATATGGTATGGGTGGATTATCAAGTATTAAGTATTCTTACCAAGACCACTTTTCAGTTGCTGATGAAGTAATAAAAGCTGATGCTATTTATACTGCTCAGTTCAAAGGTGGAGCAATGTACGACATAGACGATAATGTTAGCCTTTTTGGTAATATTGGATATGTTCAGAAACCACCAATCATGGACAATGTAATTTACTATGATGGTACGGTTGCTTCTGATCCAAATAATGAAACTTTCATCAGTTCAGAAGCTGGTGTTAATTTCAAATCTGATAGATTCGCTGTCAAGGCAAATGTATACAATACAGATTGGAAAGATAGAAACCTTACTAAATCAGTAACTACAGGTCAAGGTGATTCAGGTGATACTGATGTCATTTTCTTAACAGGTATTAATCAAAAACATCAAGGACTTGAGATTGAAGCTTCTACACAACTACATAAAATGGTTAGTATAACAGCAGCTGTAAGTCTTGGTACTTGGAAGTTTGATGGTGATGCTAATGGAAAGTATCAATCAAATGAATATGATGAACAAGGTAATGTAACTGGTTTAACCACTACAGATTATCAATATGCTCTTAACGGATTGTATGTTGGTGATATGCCACAAACATCATATGCACTTGGTGCAACCATTTTTCCTGTAAAGGGATTAGTACTTTCAGCACTATGGAATTCTTATGATAAGAACTATAGTGATTGGAGTCCTGATTCTCGTGAATATGATGGTTCAGATGAAGATGCAGATAGAGAACAAGTATGGGAAGCACCATCTTATTCAAAGGTGGACTTACATGCTTCATATTTACTACCAGTTAGTGGATATGACATATCTTTATTTGCTCATGTGTTTAACGCATTAGACGAAACATATGTTCAAGATGCAGTAGATCATAGTCAGTACAATAGCTATGGAGATAAAACTCACGCAGCACATAATGCTGAAGTATTTCTTGGTACACCAAGATACTTTAACTTAGGGTTAAGTGTTAATTTCTAAAAAGTAGAGTTTGGGGGGATAGTTCAATATTATCCCCCTATACTTAAAAAAAGCTTGACTCGTATAGGGTTTTGTTGTTATATTTAGACACATTAAATAGGAGAATTACATAGTTGTATCAATCGATATATTTTGAAATGAGAAAGCAGAAAATTCATCTGTGGGATGATAAAAAGGGATATCTCATAATCCCATATAAAAAATACGCTTATATAAAAAATTCAACAGGCCAACATTATACTCTTGATGGTGATAAAGTTAAAAAGATTTTCCATTGGGAAGATAACACTCCTGGCTTACACGAAAGTGATGTACCACAAACTACAAGATTTTTAGTTGACCAATATATGGATTCAGATGAACCATCCATTGGAAATAGAAAAATATTTTTTGATATAGAGGTAGAGGTTACAGAGGGATTTCCTGATCCAATGAAAGCCCCAAATAAAATAACTTCAATTTCATTATATGACGAGATAACTAATACATATTTTGCGTATGTATTGGATGAGAAAAAACAAATTCAGAATTATACAAAAGATAATCAGATAGTTGAGTTTTATATTACAGAGTATGAAATGTTAACTTCATTTTATAGAAAATATTCGGAAATACAACCAACAATATTAAGTGGGTGGAATAGTGATAGTTTTGATATTCCTTATTTATATAATCGTTCAGTAAGAGTATTGGGTAAAGATGTAGCAAGTATGTTATCACCAATTGGACAAATTTATTATAGTGAATACAAGAAAAAATATACTATTGCTGGTGTTAATCAAATGGACTATTTACATTTATATAGAAAGTTCTCACCAATCCAACAATCAAGTTATCGTTTAGATTATATTGGTGAAGTCGAAGTTGGGATGAAAAAGATTGAGTATGAGGGAACACTTAATGATTTGTATGAGAAAGATTTACAGAAGTTTGTAAATTATAATATTCGAGATGTTCAAATACTCGTGGAATTAGATGATAAGTTAGATTTTATTGATATTGCTCGTGGTATAGCTCACATTGGGCATGTACCATATGAAGATGTGTTTATGAGTTCAAGATATCTTGAAGGAGCTATATTAGTTTATTTAAAAAAGATTGGTGTGGTGGCACCTAATAAACCACCAAGACCTAAAAAGATTGAAGATAAATTTGCAGGTGCTTATGTACAATCACCACAACGAGGAAGACATGAGTGGGTATTTGATTTAGATATTACATCAATGTATCCAAGTGTTATTCGTAGTTTAAACATTTCACCCGAAACCAAGATTGGTAAGGTTGAAAATTGGAATGCAAATGAATATGTAAAAACAACTCATAAACAAACATATCAAGTTAACAATAGGAATGGGAAGAGTATTGGTAAATTATCTGAAGTAGAATTAAAAGATTATTTAGAAAGTCAAAAAATAAGTATATCAAGTAATGGTATAATGTATCGTACCGATAGACAGGGGTTGATTCCAGCACTATTAACAAAGTGGTTTAATGAACGAGTAGAGATGAGAAAACTTGTAAAGAAGTTTCATGAACAAGGTGATACTAAAAAACAAGAATACTTTGATAGACGACAATATCTACAGAAGATTCTATTAAACTCTTTATATGGTGTATTGGGTTTACCAGTATTTAGATTTTATGATATTGATAATGCTGAAGCAACCACACTAACAGGTCAATCCTTGATTAAGTTCAGTAAGAAGATTACCAATCACTTTTATAATAAAGAGTTAGGTACAGATAAGGATTATGTTATCTATATTGATACAGATTCTATTTTCGCATCCGCAGTACCATTGATTGAACATAGATTTCCAAATGAGAAACTATCTGAAACAATGATGACACAACGAATTATGGAAATTTGTCAAGAAGTTCAAGACTATTTGAATCAAAGTTATGATTTCTTTTCTAAGAAGTTTCTTAATGTTGATAAACATGAGTTTGATATCAAACAAGAAGTTATTGCTAAAACAGCATTGTTTATTGTGAAAAAACGATATGGTTTACATATTATTAATGATGCTGGTAGAAAAGTAAATAAGATACAAGTTAAAGGATTGGATACGGTTCGTAGTAACTTTGCTATTGCTATGAAAGACTTATTAAGTAAAGTTTTAGAAGATATATTGGCAAAAGTACCAAAAGAAAAAATTGATGAGAGAATATCAATATTCAAAAGAAATATGCACAATCTATCTTATGATGTACTGGCAAATCCTATCGGTGTAAAGGGTATTGGTAAGTATATTTCTAAAGATGAAGAAACATCATTTGCTAAATACAAGAAAGGTGCACCAGTTCATGTGAAATCGGCTATAAATTATAATTCATTATTGGATTATTGGTATGAGGGTAGAAAATATGAAAAGATATCCAACGGAACAAAGATACGGTGGGTTTATTTAAAAGATAATGAGTTTGGATTTGATACCATAGCTTATAAAGGGTATGAAGACCCAAAAGAAATTTTAGATTTAATCAAAAATAAGATAGATAGTAGTAGAATGTTCGAGCAGGCAATGTCTAAAAAACTTGGTATGTTCTATGAAAGCATGGGTTGGGAAGCCGTAGTGGATAAACAACAGAGTATTGAAAGATTTTTTTGATTTTGGAAGTTCTGGTATATATGTATATATACAGGAAGAAATAAGTAATAACTATTAACAAAGGACAATAAGGTTATGAATAAAACACAACTAATTAGGTATATTAACAAATATGCACTTGGCGGAGAAATAAAATCGGTTAAGTGGGTTAGTGATGGAAAAAAACTATCAACAAGGTTTATCTCAGGTGATAAATCAGTAGTAGGTTCGGTAGTAGTAGATAAATTTGATGGAGTAGATGCATCAGAATTAGGTGTCTATAATACACCACAACTTTTAGCATTATTATCAGTTTTGAGTGATGATGTTGAGTTTAAATTAACATCTGCAGGTGATAAGTTTATTAGTATTGACATGAAAGACACTAAATATAATACTACTTCAAAGTATATGTTAAGTGATTTAAGTGTAATACCAACACCACCAGCGTTGAAAAACTTACCAAGTGAATTTGATTTAGATATTAAAGTAAATTCTTACTTTATAAATACATTCATTATGGGTAAGGGTGCTCTTACAGATAGTGAATCATTTACAATAATAACTAAAGATGGAAAGGTTAGTGTTGTTATAGGTTATAGTAATGTTGCAAGTAATCGTATTACAATTCCAGTTGAAGTTGAAGAATATAAAGAACTTGAACCAATCTCATTTAATGCTAATATGTTTTCAAATATATTGAGTGCAAATAAAGAGTGCACAGGTGCTACTCTAAAGATTAGTAAATCAGGTTTGAGTAAAATAAACTTTGATGTGGATCAATATAAATCAGAATATTATTTAGTAGCAACACAACAAGTTAGCTAATGTACTTAGAATATTTCGATAAATTTTTAAATATGAAACCATATCTCTCTATTGAAGAGGGAGAATGGAGTTATATTAAAGAAACATTTGAAAAACAAGATGTACGAGAAAGTCTTGCAAAAGTTGCAATGACATATCCACCACCATACATGAACATTTCAGAAAATGGAGCATACAAAGAGTTACAGAAACTTAAAGGTATGAGACATAATGATTTATTGGTAGATGGTGAGTGGTTTGCACGAGAGGGTACAAAGTATCGTTATGATTTAACATTCGAAGGTAAACAACAATACTTCAGAAGAATCAATACAGGTAACGCTTCAAGTAATTACTTTCAACAAGAAAATCGATGGAGTGTGGATGGAACAATCGCACCAGGACCAATTAGAACTTGGGATAGTTATAAGTTTATGACTACATTGATGGGTGCCGCATATACTTTAAAACTTCCCAAAATAAATAAGGGTGCTCTTAGAGTTATGATAAGTTTGAGAAAGTATATTTGTTCTCAATTTAAACCAAATGTGGCAAAAGTACTATACGATAAGTTAGGTAGTCAAAATATACTTGATTTTAGTGCAGGTTGGGGAGATAGATTAGCAGGATTCTATGGTAGTGAAAGTGGTAAGTATTATCTTGGAATAGACCCACGAAAAGAAAACCATCCTATCTACAGAGAACAAAAAGAGTTCTATGAAAAACATAGAAATATGTTTTTTGAAGTCGATAAGGATTGTGAATTTATTGAATCCCCCGCAGAGGATGTGGACTTTAAAGAGTATGAAAATATGTTTGATACCGTATTTACATCGCCACCATATTTTTCAGTAGAGCGATATAGTTATGAAGACACTCAAAGTTGGGTGCGATATAAAGAAATAGATGATTGGAATAAAAACTTTTTACAGAAAACTATTGAAAATTTATGGGTTTCTATTAAGAGTGGTGGATATTTATTAGTGAATATTGCTGATGTATTTGCTAGAACTGGATCACAAAGAAATATGGTAGAGATTTGTAATCCTATGAATGACTTCTTATCAACATTTAGTGATTCAGAATATCAAGGTTGTATTGGTATGGAAATGGCTAAACGACCAAATAGTGGTGGAGCAGGGATGGCAAAGGCAAGTGATGAGAGATTTCATAAAGAAACAATCCAACGGGCAGAAGATACTAAAGATAAAAGATTTTGTGAACCAATTTGGATATGGAAAAAGTTATAATGGAAGAAATTAAAAATAGTTTATGGACTGAAAAGTATCGGCCTTCAAACCTTGACACTTACATTGGAAATGAACATCTAAAGAGTAAGGTTAAGGTTTATCTGGAGAGTGGAGACTTGCCACATCTTTTACTGTACGGAAGAGCCGGCACGGGCAAGACCACTCTCGCAAAATTACTCGTTAATAATATAGATTGTGATTATTTGTATATTAATGCATCAGATGAGAATAGTGTAGAGGTAGTTAGAGATAAAGTAAAGAACTTTGCCTCAACACTTGGATTTGCTGAGATGAAGATTATCATTTTAGATGAGTGTGATTATATCACACCTAATGCTCAAGCGGCACTTCGTAATTTAATGGAAACATTCAGTAGACATTGTAGGTTCATCTTAACGTGTAATTTTGTAGAGAGAATTATAGATCCGATACAAAGTCGTTGTCAATCTTTTCAGATTATTCCACCAGATAGAAAAGAAGTTGCACTTCATGTTTCAAATATTTTACAGAATGAAAAGGTGGGTGCAACAGTAGATGATATTGTAACTATAGTTAATGGTGGATTTCCAGACCTTAGAAGAGTAATAAATTCTACTCAAAGACAAGTAATAAATGGTAAACTTGTTATTGATGAGGGGATGGCAATACAAAATGACTATAAGTTAAAAGTATTAGATATTTTAAAAACACAAGATAAAAAGAATTCGTTTAAAAACATTAGACAAGTATTAGCAGATTCAAAAGTAACAGACTTTAGTGATTTATTTAGGTTACTATTTGATACCGTAGATGATTGGGGTAAAGGCCATGTTGCAGAGTGTATTTTAGCATTAAGTCAATATCAACAAAGTGATGCAGTAGTTGTGGATAAAGAAATTAATGTTATGGCTATGTTTGTGGAGATAATTGGAATTGTAAAGTGAGAAAGGGATTTTGTGTAGCTCCATTCAGAAATGCAGAATTCTTTCATGATGGAAAAGTATGGCAATGTGTTTCAGGTGGATGGAGTGAAGAGGAAAAACGATGGGTTAATGCTTGGATAACCTGTGGCCCTTCTGGTAATGCATTAGAAGATAAGTGGGATGATATTTGGAACGGGGAAGTTGCTCAAAAACTTAGACAATCTATGCACGATGGTGATTTTAAATATTGTGATTCAACCGAATGTGGATTTTTAAATAGGTGGTATAATGAGGATGTAGATGAAACCATTTATGATAATGGTTACTTTCCGATTTATGATGAGAGTACTTTTCATAAGTTATGGAATGCAAAAGAAATAAATCCAAATGGCGAAGAGAAGTGGAAGAAGATTATATCTGAAAAGATAGTTAAATTGCCATGGGGTCCAGAATGTGTTATATTTTCACATGATAGGAGTTGTAATTTGAAATGTCCAAGTTGTAGGTTAGATTATATACAGACAACTGGTAAAGAAAGAGAGAATTCAGAGAAGATACAAAAGGTTATCTTGTGTGATTCTATGGATGATGCACACGAATTGTATGTTACTGCGAGTGGTGATGGATTTGGTGGAGAATTTTGGAGAAATCTTTTAAAGTCTATTAATATGGAAAAATATCCCAATACACAAAATTTACATTTACATACAAATGCTAATGGATGGACTAAGAAGATGTGGAATAGTTTAAGTAA